AAGGCGGAAGCTTTGCGAGTTTTAATAAGGTCGAAACGCCCGCCAATCCTCGCGTGGTTCTTTGTCTTTCGGGAAGCCAAGACGACAGAACATCTTTCATAAACGCCATTGATGCGGCGACAAAATCGACAAACGCTTATAGTGTCGTCACGCCCGAAGTGACCTATATAAATTATACGATTGAAAGTTATCGCTATGATCGCACCGCCGCGCACGGCGCGACAATGTATATTTTGGAAATGAAGCTGAAAGAAATAAGAACCGTTTCTGCCGCCTATACAACGGCATCATCTCCTATCAACAATCCTCAAAGCACAGACGCCGTTCCTGCCGTCGATAGCGGAACTGTCCAGCCGTCAACGCCGGATACGTCTGTCGTTTCGTCGATGGAGGCGGCATACCCCAATCTTCCATCAAGCACGATTCCCACGGTATCTCTTGCAAATATGAATTGAGGAATCATGCTTCAAATCCCCCTACAGGCCGTTCCCTCACAGATAGTAAAATCCGTTTGCGATTCTCAGAACTGCCAAATTGCGATCTATCAAAAAAGCCAAGGCGTTTTTTTCGATCTCAACTCGAATGGAACCGATATAGTGACCGGGGTTTTGGCGCATAACGCAGACTTTCTTTGCTGCATAAACTATACCGGATTCGAGGGAAATTTTGTTTTTATCGACACTCAAGGAACGTCCGATCCTTCTTATGACGGGTTCGGAACTCGATATTTTCTTGTTTATCTGACGGCGGCGGAATATGCGGCGGCAAACCCAACATGAGCACAAGCTTTGAAAACAAAAAAAGATTGCGCTTCGTAATTACCCTTGCGACAGGGACTTTCGGCTCGTCGAATAACAATCAAATCACACTTGAAGGCTATCGTTCCATTGCCGAGATAGACAAAGCGGGCGGCATGATGATGGGGGAGCTTCGCGCGCGCATCTTCGGAGTTTCTCAATCGGACATGAATAGCTGCACGCTGATTCAGTTCAAACCCGGATTTTATTTAAAAAACACAATCGTAGTTTTTGCTATCGACGGCGATTCCGAAACGATGGTTTTTGCGGGAAATGTCGTGAATGCGTGGGGGGATTATCAAGACCTTCCGCAAGTCTGCTTATACGTTCAGGCTCAATCGGCTTATTCCGATTCTCTCTCTTCTGCGGTTCCGTTCAGCATTCCGGGCGCGATAGACGTTTCGATCCCGATGTCGCAACTCGCCGCAAAAATGGGGCTTTCTTTCGAGAACAACAATGTTCACACAATCGTTCGAGATATTTATCTTCCCAACACGCTCAAAGAACAAGCTCTCGATCTCGCGAGAGAGGCGGGGTGTTCTCTTTATATAGACGATACAACGCTTGCCATAACGCCGCTCTATCAACCGAGAGGCTCGAATATACCGGAGATTTCTCCTTCTTCCGGACTCGTCGGTTATCCAACATTCGATGGCGTTGGAGGAATTTCTTTCAGAACGCTTTTTAATCCGTCTATTTTGTTCGGCGGCGCGATTAAACTTGTGACGAGTATTCCGCAAGCCGAAGGTCAATGGCTTGTTGCGTGCGTTTCGCATCATCTTGAAGCAGAAAAGCCTAACGGAGAATGGTTCAGCAGAATAAGGGGAAATAAAATTGGCATCACCCTCATCCAGTGACGGCGTTCCGATGGGCTTTATCCGCCCTTCGAGCGTCTATGGAGACATAAACAAAACCCGTTTTATTCTTCAACAGGTTTTGGCGAAAATGCAGACTGCGACTCTTGTGCAAGTTGTTTCTTGCACAAATTCGGGAGGCGATAGCGCTGTTGGATTCGCAGACGTTCTTCCTCTCGTCAATCAGATAGACGGACAAGGCGGCTCAACGCCACATTCCGTTGTTCACAATATCCCTTATTTTCGTGTTCAAGGTGGCGCGAATGCCATAATTCTCGATCCTGCTGTGGGAGATATTGGAATCTGCGTCTTTGCCTCGCGAGACATTTCCGCCGTGAAAACGACGAAAGCTCAGGCGAATCCGGGAAGCTATCGGTCTTTCGCTTTTTCGGACGGTCTTTATCTTGGCGGCGTTTTGAACGGAGAGCCTACGCAATATATTCAGTTCACAAATGAGGGAATAAACATCGTTTCGCCGACTCAAATTACTCTTTCCGCTCCGTTGATAAGCTTCAACGGAGAGATTGTTCAAGCTGCGGGAACCGGGAACAATGCAACCTTCAACGAAAATATCACGGTTATAGGCGATGTGACCGCAAGCGGGACAAGCCTTCACACGCACGTTCATTCTGGTGTAGAGTCGGGGCCGAACAACACTTTGGGGCCAGTTTAAAATGACGCGCTTCAACACTCTTCTTCTGGATCAGTCTGCTTGGGACTTAGTGATCGACAGCGCAGGCAATATTGCAATGGCGCAGCCAGCGTATGCACTTGCACAAGATGTTGCGAGCGCAGTTAGAACCTTTTTGGGAGAAGTCTGGTACGATCAGACGCAAGGAATCCCTTATTTTGATAATGTTTTAGGAAAAATGCCGTCTTTATCTCTTTTAAAGGGATATATCGAAAAAGCAGCAATGACGGTTCCGGGTGTCGTTTCGGCAAAATGTGTGATAAATTCTTTCGCCAATAGGCAGATTTCAGGCCAGATTATCTTTGTTGATGAGCAGGGAGAAGAAAACGGTGTCAACATCTAATGTTCCTTCAATTTCATGGGAGTCTGCGGGGATTGTTATCCCTCAAGAATCCGCCGTTCTCGCGGGCGTTCAATCTGATATTAACTCGGCATTTGGCGGTGGCCTTAATCAGGCGCTTTCAACGCCGCAAGGGCAGCTTGCCTCTAGCGAATCCGCGATCATCGCCGAAAAAAATAGTGAAATTGCCTACATAACGAATCAGGTCGATCCACAATATGCGTCGGGTAGATTTCAAGACGCGATAGGTCGGATTTATTTTATGACTCGCGAAGGCGCAACATCGACAGTCGTTGTCTGCACATTGACGGGCGTTCCGAGCACCGTTATTCCTGCCGGAACCTATGCACAAGACACATCGGGAAACACGTATGCTTGTGTCAATTCCGTCACGATAGAATCGGGGGGAACCGTAAGCGCCGAGTTCGCAAATATAGAAACTGGCCCGGTTGCTTGCGCCGCTGGAACGCTAACGAAGGTCTATCAGACATTGCCCGGATGGGATGCGATTACGAATCCTGCGCCCGGAACTCTCGGAACTGTGGTCGAAAGCAGAACAGATTTTGAGTATCGTCGGCAAAACTCTGTCGCGCTGAACGCCGCTGGCTCTTTGCCTTCGATTTACGCCAATGTTTTCGCACAGTCGAACGTCACGGATGTTTACGCGGTGCAAAACGATAATAGTCCCTCGTCCTTCGTCGGCTCAATTTTGGGAACGACCCTAACGGTTTCCTCAATGATTTCAGGAAGGCTTGTAACGGGATCGGTTGTTTCGGGAACGGGAATCGCTTCTGAAACCTTCATTGAGGCGCAGCTAACCGGAAGCCCTACGGGTGGAGCGGGAACTTATACGGTCAATAATTCTCAGTCCATCTCAAGCGAGGCCATGGCTTCTCCCGCAATCGCAATCGGCGTGACGAATTATATTCTGAACGCCAACACGATCTATGTGGCTGTGGTAGGCGGAACCGCCGCCAACATTGCTCAGGCGATATATGAAAAAAAGGACTGTGGATGCGATACGGCAGGAAACACTTCGGCAATCGTCACCGATCAAAGCGGATACAATTATCCTTATCCGAGCTACACGATCAATTATAATGTTCCAACGGACATTCCTATTTATTTTGCCGTCGAACTCACAAACTCTTCGACTCTGCCTTCGGATGTTGTTTCTCTCGTTCAAGCGGCGATCATTGCCCGATTTAACGGGACAGATGGGACAACCCGCGAACGCATAGGATCGGAGATTTTCGCCTCGCGTTATTATGGGGCGGTTTCGAGCGTGGCGACGAATGTTTCGATTGTATCTATTTTGATTGGCGAAACATCAAGTCCCGCATCGACGACTCTTGAAATGGGAATCGATCAGCATCCGGTTATAAGCGCGGCGAATATAGCGGTTACTTTGGTGTAAAAATGCGCGATTGGGAAAAAACTATTCAGAGCGAATATGCTAATTCGCCAACGATCTGCACCCTCATTCAAAACATGAATGAGTACATTGATCCGCGTGCAGACATTGATAATTTTTATAACATCGTTTGGAATGTCGAAACTGCGGTTGGTTTCGGATTGGACATATGGGGTCGAATCGTCGGAATCTCTCGTCAACTGACAATCCCCGGAACTTCTGAATACTTCGGATTCAACGAAGGAACTGGGTTTTATCCCTTTGGACAGGCCCCTTTCTACAGCGGGGTTCCTCCGGCGACGCAGACTTATACCCTTTCTGATGATGCTTATCGGACGCTGATTCTCGTCAAGGCAATGTCGAACATTTTTCTTTCGACGGCTCCGGCAATAAATCAGATTCTTCAAAATCTTTTTTCAGATAGCGGACGCTGCTACGTCAATGATCTTGGAGGAATGAAGCTGAGATATACGTTTGAGTTCTTGTTAACCCCGTATCAATTCGCTATAATAACGCAGTCCGGCGCGTTGCCGAAACCCGCAGCAGTAGAATGTTTCATGATTCAGACAGTTTTACCTGTTTTTGGTTTTTCCGAAGCCGGAACCGCAACGGCGGCTCCTTTCGGACAGGCTCCTTTTATTTCGGAGGGTTCTCTCTATGCAATTAGTTAATGCTCCGTCAAAACTTGTTCTTCCTTTTGCATCATCGGGTGGAAAAAACACGATTCCTGTTGCGTCTCAAATAGGAATTACTGCTGGGGCCGCATCGTTCACCGATGGCTTTCCACCATTAACCAGAACCGCTCTTGAAGCAGGAGGCGTTCCGCCCTCTGGTCTAGATATGAACGGAATTTTGAACGCTATTTCCGCCATTTCACAATGGCAAAATGCGGGGGCCGGATTCGTTTATGATTCAACTTTCTCGACGAATGCCAACGTGGCGGGCTATCCTGCGGGCGCAAGAGTCCTTCGCGCTGACGGCTTGGGATATTGGCTGAATCTCGTCGATGGAAATGAGAATAATCCCGATGGTGCAACCCCAACAGGATGGGTTCCCGATTATACAAACGGGGTTACTGCCGTCACAATGACAAATGCGAACGTGACTTTGACTTCTGTTCAATATGGGAAACCAATCATAGAGATTACGGGAACGCTCACGGCAAGCCTGAATCTGATTTTCCCCGCGATTGCAGAAAAATGGATCGTTATAAATAACACGACCGGAGCCTATACGATCTCGGCAATAACGGCGAGTGGCACAGGTGTTGTGATTGGCGCAACAAGCTTTATCGTCTGTGATGGAAAGAATGTTTATGGAATGGATGGGTCAACAGAGTCGAACATTTCCATTCGTTCCGTTTCCGGCATTTCTGGTTCATGGGGATCGACGACGACAGCGACGTGGACGGCTAATCAAGCAATCGTTCAATCGTCCTCAGGCATATCATCCCTTTTGAGCGGAGTTAATGTTTCGATCAACACGGCAAATACCGTTGGAACGGCGGGCGGACTAGATTCAGGAACTTTAGCGGCTTCAACGCCCTATGCTATTTGGCTGATTTACAATCCGACGACTTCAATGGCGGGAGCGATTCTATCTCTTCCCTCGAACTCCGCGCCGACTCTTCCTTCTGGATACACGCAATATACCCTTATCGGGGCTGTGGTAACGGATTCAAGTATAAAACTTATGGGTTTTATTCAAAAGGGGGCCGATTATCAATTTGTGTTAGGACAAAATCTATCATCTCTTCCTGTTTTGGCTTCCGGCTCTACATCAAGCGGACATTGGTTAGCTGTGGCGATTTCAGGAATTGTTCCCTATTCAATAATATCAAAAATAAAGCTTATTTTGGGCGCGAACGACAGCCCGGGAACATCGGGAACAAGCGCAGCCGTTGCTTCTAATACAAACTATGATGCTCCCAATGAAGGATCGGCTTACGATGGAACGGCTCCTATTATGGGTTATGGACTTTCCGCGAGCGTCGGAGGGAATCAGGTGGGAGAGATAATTCCAGAATCGACAAACATTTATTACTCAAGCAATCTTTCGACTTCATCTCTTCGTTGTCTTGGTTCCACGCTTAATCTTTAGGGAGCGATCATGTACGCATATTCAAACAATGGACTTTCGTTTCGCGCGGTGGATTCGAATTACGTAGCACAATCGGGCGAAGTGCTTTTTCCAGCGATAGCGACTCCGGCGCAACTTTCTACTGCGTTCTCAGGATATACATCGGCGATAGAAACGATGGCGGCTCCTGCGGCAGGACAAGCAGTTCTAGCGCAGGGCATTGCCATTACTTCAACGAGTACGCCCGCGTTAAACGGAACCTATGCGCTAACATCTGGCGCACAATCGGCGATCATGGCGATCATGTTGAGCATTATTGCGCTCGGCACGTTTCCGAATGGAGCTTTGACTTATACCTACATGGATGCAAGCGGAACGCCACACATTTTCCCGAGCATTACGGAGTTTAAAGCTTTCGCCGCGGCGTTTGCAGCTTATTACGGCGAAGTTGTTCAATATATCGACAGCGCCGGAGCAGCAGGATCAATCCCTTCGTCTAACGCCGTTACGATTACATAGGTGAGAAATGTCCTGTCCTGTGTGCAAAT